TGTTCATGATTGGGATCAGTGGAAAGAAGACAACCCTGAGTGGACTCGTGATTGGTCAGATCCAACTACAGCACCAGGAGTTGGTGAAGTAGGAGAGATCTATGATAGACTAGTAAAGTCTAAGCCAGGATGGAACGAAGTCCTCACAAGAGCATCTAAGATGCCCGGTTCAAACGTAAAACCTATTTGAGTTTATGCCTAGAAAGAGTAAGTCCGGTATTGGTACAAACCCTGTTCCGTTTGGAACTAGTAACCGAGTAATGAAGAGGAAGAAACCAATCAATCTTGACTACATCAAGAAGATTGAACCTCTTACTGATAATCAAGAGAAATTCTTCAACTTATATGGTAAGGAACAGAACCTTGTAGCGTATGGTGTGGCTGGTACAGGTAAAACCTTTATCACCCTCTACAACGCTCTTCTGGATGTTCTAGACCCTAAGACACCATACGATAAGATCTACATCGTCAGGTCTCTTGTGGCTACTAGAGAGATTGGTTTCCTTCCCGGTGATCATGAGGATAAGTCTTCTCTGTATCAGATTCCATATAAGAACATGGTGAAATACATGTTCGAGATGCCTGATGATAACTCCTTTGAGATGTTGTATGCCAATCTCAAGGCACAAGGAACTATCTCCTTCTGGAGTACATCATTCATCCGTGGTACTACATTCGATAACTCTATCTTGATCATCGATGAGTTTCAGAACTTGAACTTCCATGAACTTGATAGTATCATTACTCGTGTAGGTGAAAGTTCTAAGATTATGTTCTGTGGTGATGCCACTCAAACTGACCTGACAAAAACAGCAGAGAAGAATGGTATTGTTGACTTTATGAGAATTATCAACAGTATGCCATCCTTTGAAACTATTGAGTTCCAGGCTGAGGACATCTGCCGTAGTGGATTGGTTAAGGAGTATATCATAGCTAAACTTGAATTGGGGTTGTAATGTTTTTACATGAGGATGTACCTTTCGTTCCCATTGAACGAGAGACTATTGATGGGGTTCGTTATTACAAGGCGATGGGAACTGATAAACTTATCAAACTCCCATCTATTACCTCTGTAATTAGTCACAGAAACAAAGATAAGTTCAAAGCCTGGAGAGCCAAGGTTGGTGAAAAAGAAGCCAACAACATCACTCGTAAGGCTACACATCGTGGAACTGATGCTCACACATTGATTGAAGAGTATCTAAACAATGTAGAACCTGATGAGATGTCTGATGTTCTTCCTCTTTCTGAGTTTTTATTCAAACAGGCTAAACCCACACTGAATAGAATCAATAATATTCTATGTCAGGAACAATCACTCTGGAGTTTTGAGATTGGTATAGCTGGTTCTGTTGATTGTATCGCAGAGTTTGATGGTGAGTTGTCTATCATTGATTTTAAGACATCAGCTAAACCAAAACCTCGGGAGTGGATCGAAGACTATTTTGTACAGTGTGCAGCTTATGCTTGTATGTTGTATGAGATGAAGGATATAATGGTTAAGAAATTCGTCATTGTTATGACATGTGAAAACGGTGAAGTGGAAGTCTATGAAGAAAGAGACAAACGTAAGTACATCAGTCTTCTCTACGATTACGTTGGAGAGTTTGCTGAATCCAAACTTAAGGAATATGCCTAAGAAAACCGATGAAAGCATCAACGAAATCTTCAAGAGTAAGTTTTATTGTGCTAGAACATTCACTGAAGAGATAGAAAGGATCGTCCTTGAAAACAAAGGCATGAAGTATGTCGATGCTATTGTCTTCTTTTGTGAAAAGAATAATGTTGAGGTTGAGTCTGTTCCTAAGTTGGTATCCAAACCACTGAAAGAAAAACTCAAGTGTGAAGCAATGGAATTGAATCTGTTGAAGAGAACTTCCCACGCCAAGTTACCAATTTGATTATGATTAACATTAATGATACCAAAAGTGAATCCATTTGAGTGCTATAAGTCATACTTAGGTCTCAAGAACCACTTTACTAAACCCAGTTATGATTGGCATAAGTATTGTGGTAAAAGTCGTGCAAGTGTTCAGTCATTCTACAAGAGGAAAGATCGTTTCTTCTTTGAGAAACTCAGTCGTCAGAAGGATGATACTGAGGTAATTGAGTTCTTCGTTTCTAACTTCGCTGACTGTGATGACCCTGGATCATTATGGATTGGTGAACTTGTAAGAAATGGAGAAACAACTTATAATGAATGGAAGAAGAGAGTTCAGTCCCTGACTTATCTTTTCCGTGAAGAGTCATCAAAATTATTTGATGAACACAAAGTTGATGATGTGTTCGATTGTTCCAAAGGTCATCCGATTCTATTGAAGAAACATCTTACCAAAGATATTTCTCTTGAAACCATGGTAATCTATGATAGAGTCTTTGGATATCAAAAGAACTTTGATAAAAAACTAACTGATCCAGTATGGACATCTGTTAGTTCTAGAATGAAGAAGTATTCTTCCTTTCTACATATTGATGTATTCAAATACAAAAAGATTTTAAAAGAGGTAGTATTGTCATGATTGATCAAAGAGAAGTCCTTCAGAATCTCATCTCTCAAAGGAATGATCTTCAACAGAAGATTGCTGATCTTCAGAATAACCTAGAACAAGGTAGGTCTCAGTATCTGAAACTGACAGGTGCTATTGATGTTCTACAACAACTTCTAGCAGAAGAAGAAACAACTACAGAAGAAACCACAGAAGAAGTAGAAGCAGAAGAATGAGTTTTTTCAAATCAGACATTGTTCAACAAGAACTGAAGGAAATTTCAATCCTTCAGGAGAAAATCTATGCAAAGGTCTGGGAGTTTCCCCAGATGAACAATCAAGATAAACTTGATCATGTAGAAATGTTAGAAGATCTCCTCAACAAACAGAGGGTCCTCTATACTCGTATGACATTGTCTGATGATCCTACTGCAGTGGATATGAAGAAACAGATTCTCGAACAAGCTAAACAACTCGGGTTCCCACCAGATGTCGATCTGGCATATGTGTTTGGGAATATGACACAGATTATTGATAACATGAAGAAGTCTCTCAGAGAGTCTTGAATCTATGGGCTAGACAATCCCTAAAGCCACGTCACACAAGCCAAATACACACATACAACAAATACGAATGTCATTTTCAAATCTCAAAAAACAATCTTCTCTTGGTAGTCTGACTGCCAAACTCGTAAGAGAGGTTGAGAAACAAAACAATACTGGTGGAGGTGGTGCTGATGACCGTCTCTGGAAACCAGAAATGGACAAGTCTGGTAATGGATATGCTGTTATCCGTTTCCTCCCTGCACCTGATGGTGAAGACCTTCCTTGGGTAAAACTCTTCTCACACGCCTTCCAAGGTCCTGGTGGTTGGTATATCGAGAACTCACTGACCACTATCGGACAAAAAGACCCTCTGGGTGAACTGAACCGTGAACTCTGGAATAGTGGTAATGATGCAGATAAAGACACTGTTCGTAAACAAAAGCGTAAGCTTTCCTTCTACGCCAACATTTATGTTGTAAAGGATCCTGCTAACCCTCAGAATGAAGGTGGTGTGTTCCTCTACAAGTTTGGTAAAAAGATCTTTGACAAGATCATGGATGCAATGCAACCTGAATTCGAAGATGAGGATCCTATCAATCCTTTCGATTTCTGGCAAGGTGCTAACTTCAAACTGAAACTGAAGAAGGTTGCTGGATACTGGAACTATGATTCCAGTGAGTTTGCCAGTACAGGTGCACTTCTTGATGATGATGAAGCACTTGAAGCTATCTGGAAGAAACAGTATTCCCTCACGGATCTTGTAGCTTCTGATAAGTTCAAGTCATATGATGACCTGAAGAAGAGACTGGATGCAGTCCTGGGTAAATCAAATCGTCGTCCTGTAGAAGAAGAAACCGAGTATGATAACTACGCAACATCAGAAACCAAACGAGTCTCAGAGGAAGATGTCCTCCGTAAACTCGAAGACTCTGTTAAGGCAGCAAAAACTGTTGAGGAACCATCCGTTTCTAGCGACAGTGGATCTGATGATGACGACCCTATGTCATACTTTGCAAAGTTAGCTGACTCCTGAGGGAAATTCGACTTTTGTTTTCATAAATGTCGGAAAAAATATTCCTGGCATTTTTGACCCCCTTTACTTTTTTCAAACCACCAGAAATGGTGGTTTTTTAGTGCTTACTCGTAAAGACGGATGTTATCACCTTTCACAACATCAAATGACTCAAACTGACTACTACCCTCTTTATATGGCATAATAGTGTCGATATCATTTATTACCAAATTGATATATCTCCTATCAAGAAGAAGTATATTTGATTTTTTGTCTTGGATTCTCTCTTCGTGGTCCAAGTTGGTAATTTCATCGACAATATTATTTGCAATCACTTCTTGTCCAATTCCAGGGTCAAAGAAGGTCATATTGAATGTTGATGAAACCTGTAATCCCTTTTCAAGAATGATATCTCCTCTACTATCTCTAACTTCCTGAGTTTCGTAATGATGAACATTATACAGATTTTCATAAGATCCATACTTAGACAGACAATAGTTATTGAAAGCAATCTGTGTAAGAGGCCATTCGTTCTCAAGATGAATGATATTATTGGAAAGCATCACTAACCAATCAAGGTTGGGGTCACCATAAACCTCTCTTGCTACATTGTCTGGTCTATCTGGAGAATTGACCTTATATTTGGTAAAATATGTAATATCCGCAAAGATATCAGGTCTAATTTTAACTCGTCTGAAAAGATTTTTGACTCTGACATAATCAGAGATACTTTTGGATCCAGGAAGACGGCTTACATAATCGAAATCTGGAACATTTCTGAAATAAGTTGGAAATGCCATTAGAAACCCATTCCTCCTGCTTCTTCGTGGTCATCAGCATATATAGGCGTCAATTCACCGAAA